CATTACCTAGTCTAGTGATGAAAATACTAAATTACTTATATCGGTAATACATAACTTTGTCTAGTAATTATTACTAGATTAGTAGTTAATACTTGAATTAGTTATTACATTACCTAGTCTAGTGATGTAATTAATTTGTTAAAAGTAGAAATTTTAAATTTTTAATTTTTAATTTAAAACTTTGATTTGCCATCAAATGATTTCATTATATTTCATTAGTTATTTACTTTACTTTAGTATTTGTGCTTACCATATAAATTGTATTTTCTGTCACAACAATATAACTATTATCCGATTTGTAAGTATTTAAAATTGGAGATGTATGTTCATCTTCGCTCTTAAAAATAATTTTCTCTCCATCAACATTTACAATACTAATATTACCTTTTAGAGACTCCACATAAAAATAAAAATCAATAGGTTTAGTTAATTTAAGACTTAGTTTAGTTGCCTGTTGAAGTGTTTTATCACTAGGAAGAGTAAGTTGTTGTTTTGCCGCTACAACTTGTTGTGCTGGTTGATTTTGCAATTGTTGTGTTTGAGTTTGAGTAGATGCCATAACAATAATTTTTTATTTTTATTTTTGGTTAGGTAATTCTTTTTCATTTTTTAACGAACCAATTTTTACTAATACATTCTAGTTTTAGTATATTAAAATTTTTAGAATTTACTAGAATTAGTAGAACTTGGATCTACACCTAGTGGAAAATGACTATTTAATCCTTGACTGTCTAATATATCTCTATTTCCAACTTCTGGAAAGTTAGATAGTGGTTTATTTGCATCAACACCTCCAACTAAATTAGTCTGTGCTGCATTTAAATTCTCTTCTGTTAAATATGGAGTATCTCCCATATAACTATATTTCACATTTGCAGTTAATGTGCTACTTGATGGATGCATTTTCATCATATTTGAAATTTTTGCATCCTCTGTTTGATTAAATATCCCATGAAGTCCTCCAGTGACATCCGTTGTTTGAGAACTATGTTGATTTATTAACATTCTTATATCCTTACTTTCAGGTTTGATAACTGTATCAGCCTCAGCAGAAATATTATTAGGAGCATCTACAACTGGAAAATTTGGAGTATATTCCTTATTATGAACTGGTTCCATATATATTTTTTCTAATTCACTCATTCCACTTGAATTATTACTAGACATTGAACCATTCATAACATTTTCAAAAGATGCTCTTCTATTATTATATTCATTTAATGCAATAACTAGCACTGAAGTTAAAAGAATTGCATAATAAGGATGAACACATGCTAAAACTAAAACTAGTATAGAAATAACTATTCTAGCTGCTAAACTATTAAATCCAGCTAAATAAGAAAGTGGCATCCACGGTGTTGCAATCATATGACCAAATAATAAAACAGTAAGAACAACTAATACCCATTTATTATCAAGGAAATTATGAAAATTATTGAGTTGTTTATTGAAAGATTCGGTAATACGCATTTTATATATATCTAGAAAAATATAATTAAAATTCAAATTTATTATTGTTCTTTATAAAATTGTTTTTATAAACCTATTCTAGTAATAACAAGTATTTTACGAATTACTTTTTCTTTAAATTATAAAATTCCATTTGATAAAATAAAGAATCAAATTAAAAACACAAACAAAATAACTACATAAACAATCTTAAAATAAATGGCAATCCCATCTTCACCCATTCTATCTACCATATTAACTATTTCCGGATATGATATTTACATGAATAATATTCCAGCTGATAAGCTAGCTATGATTAAAAAAGATTTATCCATTATGCCTAAAGTATGTCCAGGATATGGAGATGAAAATCCAGAACCTTATCTACTTTTTCAAGAAGACCCAGCAACAAATTATATTCGGATCCCACTTCATTATGGTATTAAGAAATTTGGAATTCCACTAGAACATCATAAAGATAAAGTAGTAAATGTCAATATGAATTTCGCATCTCCATTACGAGATTATCAAATTAAAATAGTAGAGACTTTTATGAAATCCATAGAAGGAAAAACCGCTGGAGGAGGTATTATTTCAGTTGGATGTGGCAGAGGTAAAACAGTAATGGCTCTTAATATAGCAAGTAGAATTAATATGAAAACTCTCATCTTAGTTCATAAAGAATTCCTAGCTAATCAATGGAGAGAACGGGCTTTGCAATTTATTCCAAATGTTCGAATCGGAACAATTCAAGGTAAGTTATTTGATGTCCAAGATAAGGACCTAGTTATTGGAATGATACAAAGTCTTAGTGATGTGCGGAAAGATAGTGATTATCCATTAGAAATTTTCAAACAATTTGGTCTTATTATAGCTGATGAATGTCATCATTTAGGTGCCCGACAATTTAGTCGTGTCCTACAAAAATATTGTATCCCATATACACTAGGTCTTAGTGCAACTCCTAAAAGAAATGATAACTGTGAAAATGTATTTCACCATTATTTAGGGGATTTCGTTTATAAAGATAGTATTGATGCTATTATTAGTGGGTCTCCTGATGCTCTAGTTCATAGATATGAATATAGATATAATAATATGGCTTATTGCCGTGAAATTAAAAATTTTAAAGGAAAACCCAATATTATAAATATGGAAGGGAATATTACAAAATGTTTGAAGAGAACTAAATTTGTGGTAGATTATATTATTCCCGAATTACTAGATGCTGGTAGAAAGATACTTATTCTTAGTAGCCGGTTAGAACATATTGATATCATTAAAATTTTATTAGAAGAGAAGATTACTGAACAACAAAGTATTAATGAGTGGACTGGTTATGGAATTGGTTTATATTTGGGTGGTATGAAACAGAAAGATTTGGATATTAGTGCCACTAAACAAATTCTAATAGCTACATATGTAATGGCGGAAGAAGCATTTGATTGTCCAACATTGAATACTCTTATTATGATGACACCTAAGAAAAATATAGAACAAGCAGTAGGACGAATTATGCGACAAAAGAAAGAAGACCGATTAATTATGCCTCTAGTAGTTGATATTGTGGATATGTTTAGTAGTTTCCATAAATGGAATTTCTTAAGGAAGAAATTTTATAGTAAAAAAAGGTATCTAGTTGAAACAATTGAAGTCTTAGATGATGAAGAAATTCCCAAATTTAAAAAAAATAAATTGATTGAGGATTATTCTTCTGGTTGTAAATTAAAAGATAATTGTGTTCTTGTTGAAGAAGATGATGAAGAAGCAGATGATGATAATTTAGAAGATGAGAATGGGGATAATTCAGAACAAATAATTAAAACAAAAAGTAAAGCTAAAAAGAAACCGGCTTCTAGTAAAAAACAACAAACACCAAATCCATATGAAGATGTAGAATATCTAATGGATTAAATATAATTGATTTTTAAATATTAAGTAATTTATTTTTAACTTTTTAAATTTTTTGATTTGGAATATTGATAATTATATTCATAAGTAAAGTAAATTAAATGGATAAAAATATACAAAAAACACTAGATAAGATTTCCAATAACCCTAATCTTTTTTTCCCAAGAACAAATATTCAAGAATTATATAATTTAGCTAATAGTATTGATATTCATTTATTATTTGTTGGCAAAACTGGAATAGGAAAATTCGCAACTATTTTTCATTTGCTTAATAAAAGAAAAACAGAATTAAATTATAATATTTTTAAACATTATGATAATAAACCATCTAAAAGTGATGAAATATTACTAGACAAAATACTTTTTTTTGATAATATATTTATTTTTGATTTTGCAATTATAACTAGTAATGAGTTAAGTTATTATTTTGATTTTATTAGAAGTATTAACAGCACATATAATTTAGATGGTAGAAAAAAAATCATTATAGGAAGACATATAAATGAATTACCACTAATATTTCAGAAACAATTAGGTAAGGAAATGGAAAAATCAATTGCACTTTTTTGGCTTACTACTTCAAATTATAGTAATATTAATATGAAAATAAGAGGCACATCTGCATTAGTAAAAATACCTATTTTAACAAAAGAAGAATTTTTGCAAATTTCATATTGGAAATTAAGTTCTATATATAGAAAAAAATGGGGCGAAACAGTAAATAATTTCTATTCTATTTATGTTAATAATAACTATCATATGGGATATACTCTAGCCCAAATTAAATGGAATTTAACAGAAATGAAAAATGGCAGTATTGTAGATATTGATATTGTTCCTATTCAACATAAAATTATATTTCCATTAATTACTAGCCTAGCAAAATTATCTAGTATTAATAAATTGGAAAATATTAAAAATCATCTTAGTGGTCTTCTAGCTTTAAATATAAATCCTAATATGATAATTCAAATTTGTGTAGATTATTATTTAAACTTAAATTTACATAAAAATGGAATTACAAAATTAGATGATAAAAAAAAGATGAAAATAGTAGAATTAGGTGCAAATAGTTCCAAACTTATAGCTAGAACAGGCAAACATCTAGTTATTTTGGAAACATTTTGCTATCAAATAATAGATATATATTTCAACCAAATTTAAAATTAATTAAATCCAATTAAATCAAATTAACTAATTTAAAGAAATTTATTTAAAATTAATCCAAATTGGTTTAAAAATTTAATTCTTAATTTATTTTTTTTTTGAATTTGTAAATTTGGTAATTTGGTTATTTGGAAATTTGGAAATATGGCATCTAATGATGTAGATAGTGTTTATATTAAAGGAGCAAATAATATATCTAGCAAACAATCATTACTAATTATACCAATAATAAAATTTTTTAATAATCATAAAAATTTATTATATTTAATACAAATTTTAAATGGTGAGACATTTGGTAATCCCAATCAAACATCCCATTCACCAATTTCACTTAGACTTATTGATTGGTTCGTCACTAATTATTGTAAAAAAAAGAATGTTATGTATAATATAGCTGATTATAGACAAAATTCCAATACTAAAATTAATATTGATAGTGTAAATAATAATAATCATAATTATCATAATTATAATTATAATTATAATAGCTTACCTGCACAATTAGGAGAAACAAAATCTACTTCTGGTAATTCTTTTGATAATTATTTTTTTGTGCATGATAATTATAAAAGTCAATTAAAAGAATGCAGTAAAAAACATTTTGACCCATTTTGTAGAAGAAATAGAATTCGTTTTTATTATAAACCAAATGCTTATTTCTTAACAACTGTAGGACAACTTAATTTTTTTAAATGGGCTATTGAAAATAATGTTATTGATTATATTAAAGATTATCTAGCTGATATTGAAAAAGATATGAATGATTCCTTAGTAATATCTAATACAACAAGTATTACTAGCATAGTAAATAACAATAACAAAAATGAAAAACAAACTAGAAAAAGAACATTATCCTCTTCTAATTCTATTAATCAAAAAGATAATAATAATAATATTAATAATAATAATGAAACTCATTCCAATAATAATAGTAATACAAATATACCAGTTATTAATCCATTTCTTGCTGAATTAATTCCTAAAACTAAATCTCATAAAAAAACTAGTTGTAGACAAAAAAGAAAGGAATTAAGTATTAGTAATAAATCCTTTACTAAATACAGTATTCCAACAGTTTTAACTTTTGATTAATTGATTTTTTATTTTTTATATTTTTTATATCGCTAGATGATAAAAAGAATATGCCAAACAGTAAATTATTTAAACGAAAAGGAAAAAGAAATAAAACTAAATCACGGAGTAAAAAGCATAGGAAGATTCGCAAGAATGGTAGAAGTATAAAGAATATGAGTAAAAAAAGTAAAATGAGTAAAAAAAGTAAAATGAGTAGAATGCGAGGTGGCTATGTATCTTGTAATGATAGGGTGATTACTGAACCTGGATTTGAAATTCCAGTTTTAGGAAAAGCCCCAGGTCTAAGTATTTCAGAAAGTAAAATAGCTATGTCATCTAGTAATTTACAAAAAACAGAACATCCAATGATTAAATAATAAAGATTGTTAGAATGTTGCCTAAATTTCGAAATTGGCAAGTTCCAACAATGAACCTAATGGTAAAGCTGATTTCAGGAAAAATGATTTTTTTAAAATAAAATTGTTATTTTATAGTTTATATTAATTTTTTTATTCATACCTTCCATACATTCTAAGATGGCTTCTTCAGCTGTTGGAATGTTTGTCATGTGTGAGGTGTTCTGCGTAAGGGATGGTTATGAATGGCTTCCACGCAAAGTGACTGGCAAGGTTGATTCTCGTGGCTACTGGCAAACTGAAGACGAAAGAGGTGAACTTAATTTTGTTCACCCAAAAGAGTTGAAGGACCTTCAACCTGGTGCCACTCCAAAGTTTCCTATTGGAACCAAGATTCAGTGGGATGAGGTAGTTGGTGGAGGTCGTGACTACTTTACAATAGAAGGAACAATTGTCGGATTCAAAGTTTGGTGCAATCGTGTTTCCTACAATTTAAAGCCAAATGATGGTGGTCAAATTGCTGTCTGTGATGAATGCTCAGTCAAACCTATAGCATCATTCAAGCCACCTCAACCAACGGAACAAGAGCTTTTGCGTCAACACGAAGCTCGTCTTTTGGCAGAATTGGCATCCGTTCAAAGCCGACTTCAGCGACTTTGAATTTGTAAAATACAAAAAATTTGTGTTTGTGCTTTGCTTTGAGTAGTGCTAGTATAAACTTATTTTTTTCTATTTTAAATTATTTTGACTTAAATTTTTTTTTTTATTATTGCAGACATTGCAAAAAAATTGCAGACATTGCAAAAATGGAATCAAGCTCTCACAAACAAATGGTTGAGTTTTCAGTTTTGTCTGAAGACCAAACCTTTTTGAATCGTGAAGGAATGATGATTGACACACATCATAGTTTTTTGGTTTCTGGACCAGACAAGGATGGCAATTTCATGATTGAAGTTCCTTGTCAATGGGGTCCAAGCAAAATGTGGCGTGTTCATTCAACACGCATCAAGGTTGTTCCACCAAAACCAGAGATGACACCTGAGCAAAAAGCACACGAAAAAATGTTGGCTCAATTGATGTGAGCTATAAATTATTATTAGCTATGTATAAAAAACTAATGTAAATGATTTGATTAATTAGTTCTTTTATTTTTTATCAATAATCATATGAAAACTAAATAAAATTGTTTTTTAATATTATAAAAAATATTATTAAATTGCTAAAAAATGGCGACAAATAATGTTGTTAGTATGCAAATTGATTGTGCCAATTGTTCTTTAATACCTGATTATTGCATTTGCAATATGTCTAGAGAAGAAATTATGATGGCGTATTATTTGTATTTGTCTCAAATTGTTAATAAGGATATAATTGTAAGTGTGGTCCAATATCCAACATTATGGAATGAAGATTGGGTAGTAGAAGCCTATTTAGCTGGTAAAGCTAGATATAAAGCAATGGAACTTAAAAATTTGGAAAAACTGTTTGTAGAAATGAAAATTTAGTAGCTAGAGTATAACTAGTATCAGGAGTATCTGAAGTATATCTAGTATCAGGAGTATATCTAGTTCCAAGTTATTAATTTATACAAATACAAATTTATTTTTTTCTTTTTGTGAATAAGGAACTATCATCATATTTTTTGAATTTGATATATATTTCATAATTGGTGCCCCATTTTGGATTTTCAATTATTGTAATTGGTGTAGAAAAATTCAATTTACATAAGCTAGGATATCTAGGTTTTTTTAAATAGAAATCTTGAATTATAGCATTTCTTTTAATACAATGAAAAAAAACTTTATTAGGATAATTATATGAATGTTGGTAGGATTTGTTTGTATTTATATTTGTGGATGAATTATTAAATGCATCAGTTTTAAGTATTCCAAACATTGCTATAGGTAATAAAAAAAGATAAATTGTAAGCATTTATATCTTAATTGTAAAGGATTGAATTTTGGAAAAAAATGTCTTTATATTAAGAAATTATAATTAAAATTAATTAATAACGATACTAATATTATTATATTTTATAGTATTTGAATATTTTGAGAATTTAAGATTGTATTTTTTTTTTATTTATTTTTTTCTCTTAATTTGAAAATTATTTGAGTTTAAAATTTATGTTATGCTATGAAAATATAATAAAATTTATATTATTTTCGTATTAAAAATGGAAATTTCTTCTTTTATAAAAATAATAATCTTCTAACAAAAAATGGGTGGTGGTCTTATGCAACTTGTCGCTTACGGTGCTCAGGATATCTATCTTACTGGTAATCCCCAGATTACCTTCTTTAAGGTAGTTTATCGTCGTCATACCAACTTCGCCGTTGAGTCTATTGAACAGACCTTCAATGGTACTCCTAATTTCGGTAACCGTGTCACTGCTACAATTAGCCGTAATGGTGACCTTATCCAACAGATGTACCTAGAGGTAGTCCTTCCATATAACACTACTTCAACAGCAAAATGGGTTTATGGTATTGGTAATGCTATGATCAATAAGGCAGAAATTGAAATTGGTGGTCAGCTCATTGATCGCCATTATGGCGAGTGGCTTGATATCTGGACTGAGCTGTCTGTCCCCGCTGGCAAGCGCTCTGGTTATGATGATATGGTTGGAAATTCACTTCCAGGCAAAGCTGTTGGAACTGCTTCTTCGAGAGCACAGGATGTTCGTCTTTATGTTCCTCTTCAGTTCTGGTTCAATCGTAATCCGGGTCTAGCTCTTCCTCTGATTGCTCTCCAGTATCACGAGGTTAAGCTCAATCTAGAACTTAATAGCCTTGGTAGTCTAACTACTGAGACTGTTTCTGCCTTTGATAATTCTCTTACTTGCAAGCTATATGTTGATTATGTTTATCTTGATACTGATGAACGCCGTCGTTTTGCACAGGTCAGCCACGAATATCTGATTGAACAGGTCCAATTCACTGGCGATGAGACTGTTGCATCTGGTGATTCCTCTAAGAACTTCACTCTTAACTTTAATCATCCTTGCAAAGAACTAGTTTGGGTTCATCGCCTTGCATCCCTTCCCCTCGCAGATAACACATCAGGTAATGATATGAATTATTTCAATTTTTCTACTATTACTGAAGCATCTAATTTTGGAACTGGTGTTGATACATTTTATACAGGAAAGCTTCAACTTAATGGTCACGATAGATTTACTACTCGCTATGCTGATTACTTCCGTAAGGTCCAGAATCTTGAACATCACACTCGTGTTCCTCGTACTCTTGTTGAAGGTGGTACCATTAATGCTCCACAGACTCCTCATTATCGTCATCAATTTATTTATTCTTATAGCTTCGCCATCTCCCCTGAAGAGCACCAGCCATCTGGCACCTGCAATTTCTCCCGTATTGACAATGCTGTTCTTCAGCTTACATATGATACAACTGGTAATACTAGTCAAACAGCTAATGCCCTTAACCTCAAGGTTTTCGCCGTCAATTACAACGTCCTCCGTATCATGAGCGGTATGGGTGGGCTCGCATACTCTAACTAAAGTTAGAGTATCCTATCTCAACCATATGTTATGGGTGGATTAGCCTATTGTAATTGTAATTAAAGTCTTCGCAAAAAAAATTAATAATATCTAGCTTATTATTTATTTATTTTTTTCTCTTTTTTATTATTTAAAATATCATACTTATTGATATATTTTCCAATTGTTTTATACCTTAATTTTTAATTTATTGTTTAATTTCTTGAATTTTCTTCTTCTATAAAAATAATAATCTTCTAACAAACATGGGTGGTGGTCTTATGCAACTTGTCGCTTACGGTGCTCAGGATATTTATCTTACTGGTAATCCCCAGATTACTTTTTTCAAGGTAGTCTATCGTCGTCATACTAATTTCGCTGTTGAATCTATCGAACAGACTTTCAATGGTACTCCTGACTTTAACAAGTATGTCACTGCTACTATTTCCCGTAATGGTGATCTTATCCAACAGATGTACCTTGAGGTTGTCCTCCCCGTGGTTTCAGGAACTGCAGCAACTGGTAACGTTTGGGTTTATGGTGTTGGTAATGCTCTTATCCAGAAGGCAGAAATTGAAATTGGTGGTCAACTTATTGATCGTCATTATGCTGAGTGGCTTGATATCTGGACTGAGCTGTCTGTCCCCGAAGGCAAGCGTTCTGGTTATGATGATATGGTTGGTAACAAGATTGGTGGACTTGATTGCACAGATTCAACTACACCTCGTCTTTATATTCCTCTCCAATTCTGGTTCAACCGTAATCCTGGTCTAGCTCTTCCTCTAATTGCTCTCCAGTATCACGAAGTTAAGCTCAATATCCAATTTAACCCTGGTGCTAGTCTATGCGTTGTTACATCTCCTGCAACTGCACCAACAGCTCTTACTTCTTGTAAGCTTTATGTTGATTATGTTTATCTTGATACTGATGAACGCCGTCGTTTTGCGCAGGTTTCTCATGAATACCTAATTGAACAAGTTCAATTCACTGGTGACGAGTCTGTTGCTGAAAATACTTCTTCTAAGAACTTTACTCTTAACTTCAACCACCCATGCAAGGAACTTATTTGGGTTCACCGTCTAACGAGTCTTGCTCAGACTGGACCTGCAGATACTGAAGTTAATAACTTCTTTAATTATTCTTCTGTTGCTGATGCTATGACAACTGCTGCAGGTCTTGATACTTTCTCACAAGGAAAACTTCAACTTAATGGACATGACAGATTTAGTGTTCGTTATGCTGATTATTTCCGCAGGGTTCAAAACTATGAGCACCACACCCGTGTTCCTCGCACTCTTGGTGAATGCTATTCTAACAATTCTAATGCCCCCACAGTTGGTGCTCGTCAACAGTTCATCTATACTTACAGCTTTGCCCTCTCTCCTGAAGAACATCAACCATCTGGAACTTGCAATTTCTCTCGTATTGATAATGCAGTTCTTCAACTTACTTATTCTAGTCCTTCTGCACAAGTTCTCAAAGTCTTTGCAGTCAATTACAACGTCCTCCGTATCATGAGCGGGATGGGTGGGCTAGCATACTCTAACTAAAGTTAGAATAAAAATATTAATCGTCTTGCATATTCTAATTTAATAATTTACATTTAGCTAGCTATTTATTTTTTTCTCTTTTGGTTTATTAAAAATATCATATTAGATTTATTATATTCAGCATTATTTTGAATAAATTTTATTCTTAATTGTCTATTTTTTTTAAATTTTTTCTATTACTAGAATAATAATCTTCTAACAAAAATGGGTGGTGGTCTTATGCAACTTGTCGCTTACGGTGCTCAGGATATTTATCTTACTGGTAATCCCCAGATTACTTTCTTTAAGGTAGTTTATCGTCGTCATACTAACTTCGCATGTGAGTCTATCGAACAGACCTTCAATGGCACAGCAGATTTTGGAAAACGTGTCACTGCTACTATTTCCCGTAACGGCGACCTTATCCAGCAGATGTATCTGGAAGTTGTCTTACCTGCTACTTCTAGTGCTGTATCTGGAAGATGGACTTATGGAATTGGTAATGCACTAGTTCAAACTGCTGAAATTGAAATTGGTGGTCAACTTATTGACCGTCATTATGGTGAATGGCTTAATATTTGGACTGAACTTTCAACACCTGAGGGTAAAAGAGCTGGTTATGATGATATGGTTGGTAATTCTACTAGTGCTGCAGGTCAGGTTGGTGGTGTAAGTGCTTATACTGCATCTAAGCGTCTTTATGTTCCTCTTCAGTTTTGGTTCAACCGTAATCCTGGTCTTGCTCTTCCTCTTATTGCTCTTCAATATCATGAAGTTAAACTTAATCTTGAACTTCGTTCTTTAACTGATTTATTAGAAGTTGGTTCTGTAACTGGTTCTCCATCTCTTAGTGGAAACTGCAAGCTATATGTTGATTATGTTTATCTTGATACTGATGAACGCCGTCGATTCGCCCAAGTCAGCCACGAATATCTAATAGAGCAAGTTCAATTTACTGGCGATGAAACAGTAGCATCTGGTTCTACTAGCAAGAATGTCACCCTTAATTTTAATCATCCTTGTAAGGAACTTATTTGGGTTCATCTAACAACAGCTAATAGTGATGATAAACGTTGGTTCAATTTTGGTTATACAAATGACACTACTCCAGTTGAAGATGATACTTTCAATACCTGCAAACTTCAACTAAATGGTCATGACAGATTTGTTGAAAGATATGCACCTTACTTCCGTAAAGTCCAAAATTATGAACATCATACTCGTGTTCCACGCACTCCTTGTATTTCCGCTGGTGGTCTCAGTGCAACTGCAACAACTACAGTCACTGTTGGTTTACAACCAACTGTATTTGTTGCAGCTACATCAAATGGTGCAGTGACAACAGCTTTAAATAATTCATTTTTTAATCAAACTACAGCTACTACTACAGTAGCAACAGAAACAACAATTAATGCCAATCTCGCCCAATACATTTATACCTACAGTTTTGCACTTTCTCCTGAAGAACATCAACCTAGTGGAACTTGCAATTTCTCTCGCATTGATAATGCAGTTCTACAAATGGATTACACTGGCAAGACTGATGCTAAAAATCTTAAGGTCTTCGCTGTTAATTACAATGTCCTACGTATTATGAGTGGTATGGGCGGGCTAGCATACTCTAACTAAAGTTAAAGCATCCTATCTCACCCATAGGGTATGGGTGGACTAGCCTACTCTAACTAAAGGTAGAATTCTAATTTTAAACATTAAATGTTTGAAGTTTCTACAGGCAACATTCGGTCACTGTAATAATAAAAAATTAATTTTTTAATTATTTTATTTTTAAATTATTTGGCTTTACCACGGAAATTATTTCCTCTACCTTGACCCCTACCTCTTCCTTTCCCAGAGTTATCACTAGCACCACCAATTACAGTTTGACCTCTACCCCGTCCTCTTCCTTTAAATCCACCTCTTCCACGACCTCTAATTGTATTTTTTTGTTTTCCATCTTTTTCAGTTTCATCAATACGAGTAGTATCACCACTTGTATTACATTTCTTTTTATCAACTATTTCCTTACAAATAGTTTCATTCAAACTTTCTGGGTCTTTCTTGTATTTTGCTGGTAATGGATAATTTCCTCCTTGATATTTAATATAAACTCCATATGGACCCTTTTTAATTTCGTATTCTCCATATTTCAAACTTTTAACAGCTTCATTTCCAGCTCCACCAGTTTGACTTTGATTTTCATAAAATGCAATTACTTTTTTTGCATCATCAAATGTAATATCTTTAGCATCTTTTATTTCAGATTCATCACTTTTACATTTTAAATAGTTTTCAATACTATAATTTTTACAATTCCATTTCAAATAGAAATTCATTGCTTTAGCAACAATAATATTATCACCATTATACATACCTAAATTTTTAGGATAACTAAGTGATTTAAGAGCATCTTGTAATGTAATAGTTTCCAAATCTTTAACATCAACTGATGCATATTGATATTTACCTGTTGTATCATTTTTTATAGAAATAGCATAACCATTTTTAGTAGTAATAATTTTAATTTCATTACCACTTACTGGGTCATTACCTAGTAATCTAAAACAATTATCTCTTTTATTTTGACTTTTAGAGATTAAATTATTTACATTTCCATCTTTACCATCCTCATCATCTACAGCATCCATATTATCATTAACGCTAGAACCACCTTTACTTTTAGATGTAATTTCCAAAATAGTTGGTTTGATAACTTGATAAACTGAATCAACAACTTTCCACCAAATAAATTCACCATTAGCAACCTTATCTAGTAATTCCTCAATATTAGCAGTAAATTTATAATCCATAAATGTTGAAAATTCTGTATTAAGAAACTTAGTTATCATTACACCTAAACTTGTTGGAAATAATTTATTTTTATCCCCATCTAGTTTAATTTCAATTGGTGTCTCCTTTATTTCTTCTCTAACTTTCCAATAAATACTAGCACCTTCTACAATTTTAGGTTCCACTGTTTTAATTTCTACATAGGCTCTTTCTTGAACTTTACCTACCATTTTAGCATAAGTAGCTGGACGACCAATACCCAAATCCTCTAATTTCTTAATAAGACTAGCTTCATTGAATCTTCCATGTGGTGGTTTAGTATATTTCTCAATACTTTGTAATTCAATGCATTGAGCTGTTTGTCCTTTTTTCAAAATATTTTTTATTTCATCAAAACTAATAGTATTTGAACTAGATTGATTATCATTATGAACATCATTTTCTTCATTATCATCACTATTACTAGCTTCATCTAGCTCTTCACCAGAATCTATTTTATCTTTGGATTTAGATTTTGAATTAGAATAAACAATAAGAAATCCATCAAATAAGATATTTTCAAATTTAGTTTTGAATAATAATTCTTTTTCTTCTATTTTGAATGTTGTAGTTCCAATAATTGCAATATTTAGTATATTTACTTTTGCAGGAGACATTTGACTAGCAACTGTTCTCTTCCATATCATTTGATAAAGTCTATTATGACTATTAGTCATCTTATCAAAACCAGATGTTGAAAATGTAGTAATATGTGTTGGACGACATGCTTCGTGAGCCTCTTGTGCAGAAGCAGATTTGCTAGAATATTTAGTAGGTTTAGAATAAGAAGCACCAAATTTACTAATTACATATTCGTTTATTTCTTTACAAATATCATCACTTAAAATAACACTATCTGTTCTCATATAAGTAATAAGTCCAGCTTCATATAATTGTTGTGCTAAACGCATACAAGTTTCAGGATTCATACCTAGTTTATTACTAGCATCTTGTTGAAGTGTAGAAGTAATATATGGTGGAGCTGGTTTTCTTTCAGTAATAGATTCTTTAATTGAATTAATGGAGAATGAATATTTATTTTGCTGGATAAAAGATGTAATTTCTAAAACTTTTTCCTTATTAGGGAAAGTAGTATCACAAACACCATCTAGTTGTATAGTATTGGATTTGGAAATAAGTTCCATATCCTGATTTGATTTAGTTCGTTTTTTATCGTTATTAACAATAAATAATGCATTAAGTGGATAAAATTTCGCACTAGCGAACTTAAGAATTTCATTTTCCCTTTCCATAATTAATTTGGCAACTACGGATTGAACTCGCCCAGCTGAAAGATGATAATTATGGAATTGTTTCCATAAAACTGGCGATACTTTATATCCAATTAGTTTATCTAAAACTGACCTAGCCATTTGTGCATGAACTAGATCCATATTTAATTTTCCAGGTTTGGCGATTGCATTCGTTATTGCCTTTTTAGTTATTTCCGTAAAAGATGCTCTCTTTGCTTCGCTAATAGGAATTTTTAACTCACTCATTACACTAAATGCTATCATTTCACCTTCTCTATCCGCATCTGCACAAAAATATATCTCTTTTGCACCTTTTGCCATTCTCTTTAATTCGGCTACAACTTTTTTCTTATCAGTTAATACAATAAAATCAGGTTCATAATTATTCTCAATATCAAAACCCAATTTTTTAGGATCCATACCTTTAATATGTCCTACACTAGCACCAATCTCATAATCAGCACCCATAATAGATTTAATCTTACTAATTTTACCAGGTGATTCAACAATAATCAAATTTTTACCAGGCATACTTGGTTCCTATAATTTAGACTTTTATTACTTTGTTCTTTTACTAAGTTAAATATTAAAATAAAAATAACTTAAAATAAAACAATTTTACAAAATAAATATGTACAAAAACAAAATAATAACAATTAATAATTCGACTAAAATTATTAAATTACAAATCAAAGATGAATTAATTACTATACAAATATTTCTATCAAAATTACAAAATGAGGATTTTCAAGAAGAATTAAAAAATGCAATAAAAAATACTTGATTTGAAAATTATATGATTAAAACTATTCCATTTATCAATGAACAATTAGATAATACATTTGAAGTAGGAATTACTAATACACATTTCACATCTAGTATTTCTGATTTTTCTAAATTTAATAAATATATGGACACTAAAAAATATTTTGTATCATTTAAATCACTTTCTGGTAATATTTTATTAGTTCCACATCCATTTAATGGTGAAATAAATAAAGAAAATTATAAAAAATATATTTATATAGCTGGATTTATAAAATATGCACCAAAAGAAAAATTAAAATTATTTTGGAATAATGTAAAAAAAATAGCTAAAAAACTACTAGATGAGAAAAGAAAATTTTATTTGCAAACAATTGGACATGATGTTCCATATTTTCATTTTAGATTCATTTTTTTAAATTAAATATTATTTATCATTATTTTTTATTAGTTTTTTATTTGTTTTTTATTAGTTTTTTATTAGTTTTTTATTGTTTTTTTATTAGTTTTATATTAGTTTTTTATTAATTTTTTATTGGTTTTTTATCGGTTTTTATTAGTTTTTTATTGGTTTTTATTAGTTTTTTATTGGTTTTTTACAGTGGCCTATTGATATAATGAACACCCATATCCGCCAATAAATAATAAAAACACGCTAGTATAGGTGTTCATTATAGCGAATATTAACTGTATTGGTTTTTTATTTGTTTTTTTATTAGTTTTTTATTAGCTTAATGATTTTAAAATATTAATATTTTATATTAAAAAAAATAAGGTTGTAGTAATAATATTAGTAATTTTGCTAATAAGCAGATTGCAAATTAACAAATAAAATAATCAAATATGTTAGAAAAAGACATTCAACGTAAGCGTCGCACCTCCTCTTGTAGTAGTTGAATTTGCTTCTGTAAGAGTGTCAATTGACGATCAATACTCTCAAGTTGGTGTTGTCGAGAGTTCTTTTGAGATACAACTGAAGGGCTTGCATCGGGATGATCACGTAGCCACTTGGATTGCTTTGCTGCAGCTAAATCCATCTCAAATTGATGCTTCTTTGCATATGCAGCAGCTTGTGAAAGACGTTCTGGCTTTCGCATATCATCCATCTTGATTCGCTTTTGCTCACGCTCAATTCGGGCAATATCAGAACGCCGTTGATGAAATTGTCCACGCTCATAATCTGCTAACTCCTTCCAAGTCTTCTCAAAATCCGTCCGTTGAAGAGGTGTCATCTCACGTGGTCGAATAAGCTTGTAGGAGGTTGAAATACCTTGATAAGACATTATTCAATGTCAAATAAATAAAAAATATTAAAAATTTAAATCATCATAAAAATCAATTTTTTATCTAAAAAAACTAAAAATTCTACTGCACCAACTCAGTATATCGAATATCAACTGTAATTATGCATTAATTGGTTTAGTTAAAAGTGGTGTATCTACATCTCTAGTAATTATTCTAAACATAAGATTACATTGTAAATCACTATTTAGAAGCACTCCTCCAGTGCTAGTTGCACCACTATTTGTATCATCATAATATCCCGTAATACCACCATTAGTAGAATTCATTGTTCCAGGTGGAGAAATATATAGTTTAGGTACAAAACTCTTATTTCCTGTTGCGGTATCTATTTCCTTTGATAAATTAACAATCACGTGACCTTCTTCTCTATTTATAAAAGATGTAAACCCAGCAGTATCTCCTGTTCTAGTGTGATTTCTAATTAATAAACGGTCACCAATTCTAAATAATCTATTACTAACATTAGAAGTAGGTGTTATTTCAATCATTTTTGTTCCAGAAAAATTAGTATAAGGAAATCCAAATTGAGGATCAATTTCATAATCTGTAGTTGTTAAACCACTAAGAACACCTGTAAATTCAATTGTATTTATTGTTAAAACATCACTCTGACCATTAAAATCATATCCACGATGGTCTGTAATATGAATACTCATACGGCTTAAACTAGCTAGAGGATTATTATAAAATTTCTTTTTCTCAAAATATACTGGTTGATATTTAATATATCCTCTTTTAAATTCATTTGAAAAACTTACAGGTGGATAAGAATTAACTATACCATTACTAGTAGCACTAGGATTCACTGCATAACCACTTGATAATACTTCCGTAAAAAATGTCTTATCATATATTAACATACTAAATGCACCATCATTTTCACTATTTGTGCCTCTAAACACATTATCTAATTCATCAATTTTTAGTAATAGATAGGGATATTTACTAATATTGAAATAAAGTCGTGTATCAAACGGTTCAATATAAGTTTCCAATGGCATAATCGCCATTACCAATTCCACACTCAATATATTACGAAATATTTGCGTTATTTGAGTTCCTGGTTGTCTATTATTTGGATCATATTTTTGATTAAATTTAACTTGAAATTGATATCTATTTTCAGCTAGAATATCCCATTCACGGTCTGCACTATTTACAGTAATATAATGCACTTTTTCAATATATTTTGGTTGGGTTTCTCTTTGTATCTTTTGCATTTCAACTGCCATCCTATTAGCTAAAGCAGTATCAACATAAGGAATTTTATTATCAGCTACAACATCCTCTTCTATCTGTTTTACTTTTTTATCTACTAAGTTTTCCATATAAGACATTTGAGATGGTGTTATAATTGGACTATTCACTGGGTTGAAAAATTTAAGTTCATTCATACTTAAAATATTATCACTAGCTTGTTTTTGAACTGGAGCACTCATAAATATATCTTGTTCCCTTTGTTGAGAGAATTGATTAAGATATAACATAGGATCCACTTTATCCCTACTTTCTAAATCTCGCACATTTTGATACATAGTATCACCAGTTGCACTCATCAATATATTTACATCTTCTGATAAATCATTTCTAGTGTTCATATTGTTATTGTTAGATGCAGTTCTACCTTTCAGTTCAAATTGCGGTATTTGATTTACTCCTGGAATAAGTGATTTACTATAAACTGTATTATTTTGCGATGGAGCTATTTTGGGGGCTGGAAGATAATTATTTACATTAGAATTAGGACTAGTGCCAGTAATTCCAGTATTAATATATCCATCTTTAGCAAGATTTTTAATATAAGTTGCTATACTATTTTGAACTAAACGCCCATTTAATTCAGTAATAGATGGTGCTTCTTTAGAGGCTTGACATTTTTCATAAATTATGTTTGCCATTTTTGGAAAACTGTTTTTATATTTTGGAATACTAGAAATGGATATTCCATTTGTTCTAGTTAATACTTCTCTTTCAATAATTGAAAATGTTTGATTTAAATTTTCAGTAGAAAGGAAATTAGATAGTGGTCCTACAGACATCTTGTTTATTTTTAAAACATATATTTTTATTTTACCTATCTCCGCATTTTATTTTTTATTATTAAATGAAATTTTAAATTTTAAATTTTCGGGATTAAATTAATTGTAATATTGAAAATACCATTACTTATGATGCTAGTATGAACTTTTACAATTAAAATATTAAGATTGATAAATAATATTTTATTCTAGCAAAATATTAAATAACAACTAAATAATATTATTAAATGGAGGAAGAAGAAAAAACTAATAATTCTAAATTAGTTAAGAAGACTAGTATTAAAAAAGCTAGTTCCATATTTAAATCTAAAAAATCAAAATCAAAATCAAAATCAAAATCAAAATCAAAATCAAATTCAAAATTGGAACTTAAACATGATAAAAATGACAGAGTTGAAAAAATGATTTCAAAAATAACTAAAAAAAGTTCTATTGCTAGACACAGTTCTAGACAACTTAAAACAATTAGTAAAGTTGTTCTCACATCTAAAAATATTCACAATTTTTTACCCACATCTAATAAATATGAAATTGTACCTCAAGTTTGGGAACTTCCTAATCGTAAAAGATTTAATGATTGGGTATTAAAAACATTTGATGAAGTTTATGATAATATCACAGATACGCCACCAACAGATGCTAATCCTAATCCATTTAATCCTAAAATAGTTCAAAGACTTATTCATGATTTTATGAGAGGAACAAGTCCATATCGTGGTCTTCTTCTTTATTATGGTCTTGGTGTTGGAAAGACTTGCAGTGCCCTTGCCATTTCCGAAGCAGTAAATACATTACAGAGAGTCCTATTTATTAGTAAAGCCTCTCTTGAACCCAATTTCAAAAAAGAAGTAAAATTCTGCGGAGCAGAATCTATGAGACACATGAATCATTGGGTATTCTGTGATTGTGATACGGATGCGGAAATTGAATTGGCAGGTAAGTTAGGAATTACCCAGAAAATGATTAATCAAAATGGCGGTGCATTCTTAATTGACTACAGCAAATCACTAGAACCCAACTATAATTATATGACATCTAGCATGAAAACTCGTCTTAATACTCAAATAGATGCCATTATGAATAATAGATTTTCCTTTATTCATACTGATGATACACGGTTTCATCTTAAAATTACACAAGACGACTTCCATAATTCCGTAATTATAATTGATGAAGTGCATAATCTTATTAATACTATGACATCTGGTAAATCTAGAGGACAACTTCTTTATGATTTTTTTATGAATGCAATTAATAGTAAATTCGTATTCCTGAGTGCAACACCACTTATTAATAGAGTATTTGAATCAAGTCGTCTTTTTAATATCCTCAGGGGTTATATGCCTTATTTAGAAGTTCGTTTAAAAGCATCATTTGATACAATAGTAGATTATAACGATATAAAATATAATTTACAACTAAATAAATATGTAGACCAAGTTTCTTTTAATAAAATAAAAAAAATAATTAGAATTAGCCGTAATCCACATAATTTTACCACATCTACTGCTAGAAGTAATCCAGGAATTATTTATTCACCTAAAGATAATATTACAGATGAAGAATTCAAAACCATAATTGAAAAAATCATTGCAAAATATGGTTTCGAATTTTCCATTAATGAAGGTGTAGACCGTGCTCTTCCAGAAGATGAGAATGATTTTGAAAGACAATTTTATAATGTAGAACTCAATAAAATGAAAAAGAAAGAATTATTTAAACGGCGTATAGCTGGATTAACATCTTATTATGGATATTTAGATCCTAAACTTTTTCCAGTTAAAATTGGACCAAATATTCAAAGTATTCCTATGAGTGATTATCAACAAAACATTTATGAAAAATTACGACATGAAGAAATTTCTAAAGAGAAAAATCAAAGAAAACAAAAAGCTGATGAACAATTTCCAAGCACATTCCGTATAAAATCCCGTTTTGCTTGTAGTATTGTATTTCCAGAGGATTTACAATCAGCGGACAAAGAAGAATTACTAGACCAATTAGAATTAATGGAAAAAGATATTGATATTGAAGAAGAAGGACATGTGCAAGAAGAAACACTAACTGAACTTACAGAAGAAGAACAACAGAGAATGGAAGGAGAATTAATTCCTAAAGAACAAAATTTAAAAGATAAAAAGGAAATGGATAAACTTCTTAAAAGTAAGATTTTATCATATTTAAGAAAAGAAAGTTCCAAATATTTGAATATTGAAAATGGTAGTCTAGCTAAATATAGTCCCAAATATTTGGCTATGATAAAAAATATGGTTCGTTCTCCAGGGTCCGTTCTAGTATATAGTCAATTCAAATCACTTCAAGGTCTATATACTTTTTCTATTGCACTAGATCAAACAGGAGAATATCAACCTTTTATTATAAAAAAAGTTGGGAAAGAATGGAAGTTAGATGAAACAGATTGGGATATAAATAAAAAGAGATATATATTTTATGCTGGTGGTGGAGAATATAAAGAACTTCGTGAAATTTATTTGAAAATATTTAATAGTAAATGGGGAGATTTGGATGCTAGTTGTGAAAGTTTAAAAGCCACTTTAGAGGAAAAATTCGGTAGCGAGCAAAATCTTTATGGTAAAGTTATTAATGCATTTCTTACTACTAGAACAGGTGCAGAAGGTATAGATTTAAAAAATGTGCGACAAGTTCATCTTATGGAACCATATTGGCAACCAGTTCTAATGGAACAAGTAATCGGTCGTGCAATTCGAACTAATTCTCATATTAGATTACCAGAAAAAGATAGAAATGTGGAAGTCTTCTTTTATTTAGCAACAATGACACCTCATCAAGTAGAAAATATGGGTTATGTAGATGTGAAACGAGATATTTGTAAATACAATAATGATGTTCTTGGTAAATATAATAAATTTGTAACTACTGATGAATTTGTTTATATACTAGCTAAAAGAAAAGAAATAATTATACAGGAATGTCAGCGGTTAATTAGAGAAAGTGCATTTGATTGTAGTCTTTTTTATAGTGATAATGTTAAAATGAAGGAAAATGAAAATATGAGATGTTTGGATTTTCCTAGTAAAGATAGAAATGATTATTTATATTTTCCTAGTCTAACAGATACAGAAGAATTAATGGAATTAGGACAAGAGAAAATAATAGAAGAAAAATATGTTTCAGTAATTATTAATGGTAAAACATATTACCATCCAAAAGTTCCAGATGCATCTGGTAAAATATATCTTTATGATGATAATTTTTTAAAGAAAGTCAGATTACCTAAACCAGTTGGAATTGTATATTATAAAGATGGTAAAAAAATTATTGCATTAAAGAAATATAGTAAACTCTAGTTATACCCATATTACATATGAGAACAGTTAATTTTAAATATTGTATTTCCTAAAAACTAGTAATTTTTTTTAGTGGAAATAATAATAAAATTAGTTAAAAATAAAAAAAAAATAATATAATGTATGGTTTTATAATAACCCTAACACATATTTTGAGTGAGAAATATTATGTTAAAAATCTAAAAAATATAATGCATTGTATTACAGGCAACATTCGGTATAATTGGCAATTTATGTTCTTTTTATAAGTAATTTATTAAAAAAAAGGGGTGTTGGACACAGCACAAAAGGGGGTGGCACAGCACAGAAGGGGTGGCACAGCACAGAAGGGGTGGCACAGCAAAGACAAGAGTTGTTCACGCCTGTCCAAAAATTTTCAATCCAAACTCCTGAAGTGAAAGCCGAGCTCCTCCAGCAGCAACGAACAAAAGTCCATCTGCTGACGGAACCACATCATAATTTCCATCTGAAGTAGAGCACCAAATGGGAGACTCAAAACCAATCAGAGTTGCAACGTTGTTCAAAAGTGCATCATAAGATACACAGTAGAAGATAGTTCCCCAATTCCGACTTGGTGAACCCGCAGCAAACTCAATAGCCATTTGATAGTATTTCTGTTGGTATGAGTATGGAAATAATAAAGAAATTAAATAGAGATAAAATCAATTTTTATAATTTTTTCGATTTTTTCTATTTTAATATTTTTAAAAATTAAAAATAAAACATTTAATGCATGGTTTTATATTAATGCACTCTTACATTAAATTGGATACATATTGAATATTAATTTTTAGATTTTTTTTTTGTTTTCGACTAAAATTTGTAATTCATAATTCCAAATACAGGCGACATTCGTTTTTAGGATTAGGAGCTAGCTCCCAATAGATACGGTATCTAAGCATACCGTCAAACCCCTAAATCCCATTCAAAAAGGTAAAAATCAACAGAATTTGGGGTTTGTAAAACTGAAAGGTCACTATAATATATGTATATTATATTATATAATAAATGTATATTATTAAATATAAAATGACAATTCTAAAATTAAAATCAGATAATAACTATAATAATATTATTACAAAAATACAAACTACAAAAACAAAAAAAAAATGTAAAATTAAAGAAGAAATACCCATATCAAAAGGATTTAGTGGAGATAAAGTATATAAAATTCATTGTTCTGATAATAAATTTTTAATTAAAAAGAGTAGATTATATGATAAAATACCATCTAGTAAAGAATTTTTTAAATATTTTAGATTTAATAATAAATATTCCTTACTAAGAGAATTAATAGTGAATTTATATTTAAAACAATTAAAATTACCAAATAATATAACGCCAAATTTGGTTAATTGGCATGTAGAACAAACAATATCAGGAAAAATTGATATATCTCTTTATTTTGAATATATCAATGGAATATCTTTTTATGATTTAGTAGAAAAAAATAGTTATAATGGTAAAGAAATAATAAGTAATAAAAAAGAATATATTTACTTTTTTTTAGAATTTATTAAACAATTATATATTATGAATTTAAAAATAGGATTCCAACATAATGATTTTAAACTTGATAATTTTATCGTCCATATAGATAAAAATAATAAACCTAAATTAAAATTAATTGATTTTGGAATGTCGTCAATTGATAATTTAGATTTAAATTCATTAAAGAATGTTTTAAATTTAACATTTTGGAATTTGTATAATATATCTAAATTCAAAAAAAGAGCTTATGATAAAAGAAGTTATAAAAAAATATTTTTTAATTCTAATAAAAGTCATAAAATAGAAGGTGATATTAAATTTTTAATTATAACATTTGTACAAGGTTTTCGTATTTTATTTAAAGAACCAGATTTTACTTTTTTTAATAATAAAGATATTCAAAATATGAAAAAATTAAAATATGTAGAAAAACTAAAATATATTATTGAAAAAATGGAATTATTAATAAACCTATAATGATGAAATAAATTCCCATTGAAGGTCATTGCAGATATTTTTCCATAATTTATCTTGTTCATATAATTTTGTTCTGGATTTTAATAATTGAAAACAAAATAAATATTCATCTAATTCTAGTAATTCAAAAAACTTATACATTACATAATTATAACTTAAAAAATTTTTTCTTTTAGCTGGGCGAAATTTATCGAATGGGATTTGTATGGCTTTAAACATACCCCTTAAAATTTCTTCAATTTCTGGTGCTATTACTGGAGCTGGTAATCCATTAAATTGATTAATTATATAAGGTATATGTTCATAATAGTCATTTCTTTTTATTTTTTTTAATATTTCTTTCATTTTTTTAGGTGTAAGTAATTTCATATTGATAATTTTTTCTTTTTTTAATTCTTCTCTAATTTCATTATAAAGATCTTCACTTATATCTGTTGTTTCTTTTGCCTGAAATTGTGCTAGAAATTCATTAAAATGATTAATTCTTTTATAACAAAAAGAGGTAATTTCTTTTGGTGGTTCTTTATAACTAGGTTTATCACTATCTATAATAATTTTATCACTATATCCACATTTTGGACACACTAGAAATCCAGCATTATTATTAAGAAGTAATTCAGTTATACATTTAGCACAAACATCATTAAGTTCATCATCTAAGATATTATCATTTGATATATAGTTTTTATCTACTAAACGCATATATTTATCATAAATAACATCTTTTGTTAAATTATTATCCAAAGTTGAATCATTATTCTTACTATCTTCTCTTTTGAGTTCAGCATTTTTGGGAACGGATTTTCTAATAAGTGTAAGAGTTTTTTCACCAGTAGCTAAATTTTCCATTATAGCACTAGAACTAGCATTATCACTTGTATTAAACCATTCCATAACTGAATTTTTATTTTTTTTAGTTAATAAATTAATATTATTATAATTATTATTTTTTTCATCTTCAACAATTTTATAATAATTATGTAATAATTTGCTTGTTGTTAAAATATAATTGTTTTCTTCAGTTTTATGTTTAACTTTTTCAATATATTGTTTTAATTCATCTATTTTATCTTTCAGTTCCCATATTTTTTTTTGTTCTTCAATATCCATAATAGTGTTTTTTTGTGATTTTTTTTCAAGTTCTTCCAATTCTAATATCATATTATTATATTCATCATTCATAACATTTAATTGTTCTCTTTCATAATTAAAGAATTCAACAGCATCATTATGATGAGCATCCAATGTTTGTCTAGTATTTATTGATACACGATTTTTTGTTTTTAATTTAAAAGCCATATTATAACATAAAACAATATAACACAAAATAATAAAAAATCAAAAATAATAAATTAATTTAAAAGCTTTTTTAAATTAAATAATTGTAATAAAAGTAAATAACCGCACAAATAGATTAAATAGATTAAAAAATACAAAAATTGAAATTTAAATTATATTTTATATTTTTAACATATTAATTTTTGGGAAACCAACAATGGCAAGCAAGAGACCACAAGAAAATGATGATTGTTTGCTGCCTCCGGCAAAAAAACAAACAAATCCAGAATTATTACCTCTAGATACAGAATATTTTAATGTTAATGAATTTGGTAATCCAGATATTTTTGGTGAATGGCCTTCTAAATACTGGACTGAATGTCCTTGTAATTTTGATAAAACATACACTGGAGAACATATTGGAGAACCTATTTTAGATTATTCCGGACAAATTATCGGTCATGTTGTACCTGTTCCTATTTCTTCTGAAGAAATTAATGAAATTATTAGCACTTTTAGACAAGAAAATCTTGTAGTTAAATCAGTCAAACGCATTCAAAATAATTTTCTAATGAAAAGATTTAATCATATTTTGGAAACTGAAGGACCTATAGTTATTACTAGCATAGGTCTTGAAAATAATATTAAAACTTTGTATCATTATTCACGAAGTGAAGCTAAACAGCTTTATCAAGAAGGATTGGACCATCGTCTTTCAAAGGGTGGAATGTTTGGTAAAGGTATTTATTTTGCTGCTAATCCAATTAAAGCAAATTCTTATTGTTTTAAACCTATACAACAAGACAGAACAATTTTTGTTAGCAGTGTTTTAACTGGGAAAATGAAAAAATATAATGATGGTGAACAGGATACTACTCTTTTAAGAGAACCCGTTGGTTTTAATTCAGTAGTTGGAAATATTACTGGCGATATCGAACATGTTATTTATGATATGAATAGAACAATTTTACAATATGAAATTACATATACTTGTACTACAAATATTATGCTTACTCATATATATAATTCACGAAGATTTTGTTGGAAATTGAAACATCCAGATGCTGAATATCCAATTAATATTCAAACTATTGATAAATATAAAGAATATGTAAAACAAGTATTATTCAATCGTATTCCTGATCCTCAATTGGTATCACTAATTAAACAAATACTACCACCACTACCACTACCACCACTACCACTACCACCACTACCACTACCACTACTACCTCCGTCTTTACTTCCACCAAATACTTCTACAACATCAAACGGAATTTTTGTAAGAATTATTAAAAAATAATGTATTCTATTTTATACAAAATAATATTATAAGACAATTTCTTAATTTATTTTATTTATTTTATTTTCTTAATTATTTTTCTAAAATAATCTAGTAATTATATTTTTAATTTAAAATTTCGTTTTCATTAGGATATCCAATGGGATTACAAATAATATTTCTTTTTGATAAATACTAAAAGGTGTATGTTTATGTCCATATTGGGGACAGTTAATTTAAAATATGGCATTACTTAAAAACTAGTAATTTATTTAGTTGGAAATAATAATAAAATAAGTTAAAAAACAATTATATATAAAAAATCTAATGCATAGTTTTATAATAACCCTGTCCCATATATCCAACATTTTATTTTTTAATTAATATATCTAAATCACAATAAAACCATTGATTATAATGTATCATGCCTTTTTTTTATATTTCTTAAAATTATAAATTGTTTGAAAAATTAAATTAAGATATTGTAATATTATAGAAAAAGACCTTTAAATATGGGTGGTGGTCTTATGCAATTAGTTGCCTATGGATCTCAAGATATCTATCTTACTGGAAATCCACAAATAACATTTTTTAAAATTGTATATCGTAGACATACTAATTTTTCAATGGAATCAATAGAACAAACTTTCAATGGTACTATTGGTTTTGGTAGAACACTTTCCACATTAATAAGTAGAAATGGAGATTTATTATATACTATGGATCTTCGTGTTGTTCTACCCTCTGTTCCAGCTAGTAATAATGAATCGTTCCGATGGCTTAATTGGTTAGGACATATTCTAGTTAAATATGTAGAAATAGAAATTGGAGGACAGAAAATTGATAAACATTATGGACATTGGCTTCATATCTGGAATGAATTAACTCAAACAGCAGGACACCAATATGGATATGCCAATTTAGTAGGTAATGTTCCTAAATTAGTGCAATCTACAACTGGAAATGTTCCTTCTGTTGTTCTTTATATTCCACTTCAATTCTGGTTTAATCGTAATCCTGGTCTAGCACTTCCATTAATAGCACTACAATATCATGATGTTCGTATTAATTTATTACTAGCAGAAAAAAATGAATGTTATTGGGCTTCTGGTAATAGTCGTATTCCAGATGAATTAGAAAATATTAGTTTATGGGTTGATTATATTTACTTAGATACAGATGAGAGACGCAGATTTGCACAAGCCAACCATGAATATTTGATTGAACAACTTCAATATAATGGCACAGAAACAATTTCACAAACAACTAATTTAATTAAAATGGCATTTAATCATCCAGTTAAAGAAGTAATTTGGACAATACAAAAAGATGAAGTAGTAGATCCTACAACTATGCAAAATTATGGTGGATTACAATGGTTTAATTTTACAGATAGTATTGATTATTCTTATTTTTCTGGGACACCCAGTGATCCTTTAGGTGGCGGTATTGGAACTGCAGCATCAATGGTTAATAACTGGCAATATAGTATGCCATTATCAGGAACCGCAAATGGTAGTATTGCTACAGCAGGTATTTATGGTAATAGTAATGCAGCAGTAAATATTTCAGGATTATTTTTCGATGATTTATTTGGAACAACTAGCAATGTTAGTTCAAGAGCATGGACAGCACATTTACCCGTTTTTGATAATGGTGAAAATCCAATAGTATCTAGCACAATTCTCTTAAATGGGTATGAAAGATTTACAGCTAGAGAAGGAAGATATTTTAATTTAGTTCAACCACTGAAACATCATACTAATATTCCAGCTACTGGAATAAATATCTATTCATTTGCATTAAAACCTGAAGAACATCAACCCAGTGGAACTTGTAATTTTACAAAAATAGATATTGCACAACTTAGTATGACGCTTACTAATAATACAACAACTAATAATACAACACTCGCAAAAGGGCGAATTTATGCCGTTAATTATAATATTTTCCGTGTTATGAGTGGAATGGGTGGATTAGCCTATTCTAACTAAATTTTTAATTACTAGACCCGAGTTTGAATTTCCCATCTAGTAATTATTACTAATCTAAGTAGTTTATTACTAGAACCGAGTTTGAATTTCCCATCTAGTAATTATTACTAATCTAAGTAGTTTATTACTAGAACACCAATTGAACTCCCTATTCTAGTAATTTATTACTAATATAAGTTGTATATTACTAGAACCGAGTTTGAATTTCCCATCTAGTAATTATTACTAATATAAGTTGTATATTACTAGAACCGAGTTTGAATTTCCCATCTAGTAATTTATTACTAATCTAAGTAGTGTATTACTAGAACACCAATTGAACTCCCTATTCTAGTAATTTATTACTAATCTAAGTAGTTTATTACTAGAACCGAGTTTGAATTTCCCATCTAGTAATTTATTACTAATCTAAGTAGTGTATTACTAGAACACCAATTGAACTCCCTATTCTAGTAATTTATTACTAATCTAAGTAGTTTATTACTAGAACCGAGTTTGAATTTCCCATCTAGTAATTATTACTAATCTAAGTTGTATATTACTAGAACCGAGTTTGAATTTCCCATCTAGTAATTATTACTAATCTAAGTTGTATATTACTAGAACCGAGTTTGAATTTCCCATCTAGTAATTATTACTAATCTAAGTTGTATATTACTAGAACCGAGTTTGAATTTCCCATCTAGTAATAATTGTATAATATGAAATTAGAATAGTATATTTGTTTTTTTTTATTATATTAAATTATAGAATATAAAAAATGAAAAAAAATATTTAATTTTTTAATTTTTTGGAAATTACTAATCTAAGTAGTTTATTACTAGAACACAGATTGAACTTCCCATCTAGTAATTATTACTAGAAATACCTGAAAATAAATCAGTAATATTATCATATTTTTTAGTATATTCATCTTGATAAATTACAAAAACTATATCAACTGGTTTATTATTAAAATTAATAAATGCATGTTTCCATAAATTTGCTAATTCTTGTGGTTCCATACCAAATGCTCCACATCCCCATAATCCAGTAATAAGAGTATTATCATTTTGACAACATATATACATTAATAATTCTAATCTTTTTAACATAGAATCAATTATCTTTTTTTTCTTAAAATTTGGTTTAATAATAGATGGTAGTGTAATTATTGGAGGAAGTTCTTGACAATAAGAATATAATAAGGCAATATTATCATTTGCAATTATTGAATAATATTTTTTTGGCAAAATTATTTTATCACGATATCTTTTAATTAATTGGTCTTCCTGAGTAGTTCCATTATCACTAATACTTATAAAATTACCATCAGGTGTAAAACTAGCTAAAGGACCACCTTGATATTCATTATTTGCAAAATTATGAATTACTGGTTTCTTAAATTCTTTTGCTATTTCAAACATATCACCCACACGAATTATAAATTTTGGGTTATTTTTCTTTATAGTTAAATTTAATTGTATATCATTATAATAATATTTTGTTGTTGATGAATATAATTTATATATTTCTTCTTTCTTACTATATTCCTTTGCTTTTTGTTTTTTTTCCATTTTACTTAAATTAAACAATATTTTTAATTAAAAAAAAAATTTGTTTAAATGGATTTAAACAATTTTTTTATAATTGTATCAGTATAATAAAAATATACAAAATTGTTTTATAAAAAATATTTATTATTATTATTTATTATTTAATAGTTTTTCAATATTAAAATATGGCTACAAATTTACATATTAATACATCTATAGATATAATTAGAATAGCTTATAAAAATGCTGTTATAACTTATCCAAAAATGGAGCATGTGTTTTATGAAATTATGAAAGAAATGGAAAAAATACATATTATAAAACATATGCATTGTTCATTTGCATTATTTTCTGATGATAATATTGTATTAACAAATCCAACTTCTTCTAGTCTATATGAATATAATTTAGAAAAAATTGATAATGCATTAATAAATGAAGGATATAAAATTATGTCAGATTTTATAATTAATATAAATAAATATCAATGTTTGAAACATAAATATAGTAAATTATTAGACAATGGCAAATGTAGCGAATGTAAAACAGAGCAATTAAAAAAAAAAGAACAAATAAAATTACCATTTGGAGTTTTTAATAAAGATTTATTACTTAATATATCAAAATCATATAACAAATTATCTAATTTGGATGAACAAATTGCAAAATTAACACCTAGTATTATAAATTCTTTATTACTTAATAAATTAGAAAAGAAACAATTAATTAAGAAAACGAAACTTATTAGGAAATTACTTACAACAATGAAACAATAAACATTTTTAATTGTATTTTAAATAATTGTATAATCAATAAATTAAACTAGTTTTTTAAAAAATTATAGTTATAATTACTAGACCAATAATGAATTACTAAGATAAGTTTTATATTCTTAATCTAGTTATAATTACTAGACCAATAATGAATTACTAAGATAAGTTTTATATTCTTAATCTAGTTATAATTACTAGACCAATAATGAATTACTGAGATAAGTTTTATATTCTTAATCTAGTTATAATTACTAGAACAAGAATGGATTACTAAGATAAGTTTTATATTCTTAATCTAGTTATAATTACTAGACCAATAATGAATTACTGAGATAAGTTTTATATTCTTAATCTAGTTATAATTACTAGAACAAGAATGGATTACTAAGATAAGTTTTATATTCTTAATCTAGTTATAATTACTAGACCAATAATGAATTACTGAGATAAGTTTTATATTCTTAATCTAGTTATAATTACTAGAACAAGAATGGATTACTAAGATAAGTTTTATATTCTTAATCTAGTTATAATTACTAGA